GCACCATTTCGTGGCCGCGCTCGTCTAGCTCCAGATGCACCGGCTCGGTCAGCGTGATCGCCGTGTCGAGGTGCTCACCGCTGCGAACGTCAGCGTGGGAAACGACGTAGCCTGCATCGGTCGGCGTGAGTCGGGTGGTGCGGTCGGTCGTCATCCCGTGCTGTGTGTAGTTCATTGATCCAGCTCCATGACCTCGCCGCAGTATTCGCGGACCGCCTGATCGACGAGGCGCCCAAGCTCTGCGGTGTTGCCAGCGACGAACGCCGCTCGAATCTGTGGGTACAGCCGATGCTCGTTGACGGCCTCGCCGAGGAGCCCCTCTTGGTACGTTTTCTGGGTCCACCATTCCTCGATGGCTTCCCGCTGCTCCTGAGCGGAGAGGTCGCAAAATCGCGGCGGCTCTGGCTCGCAGCGGGGCCAGGAGAATGCCTCGTCATACTGCGATTGGTAGTCAGCGTGTGACATGGTGGCCCTCCTGTGTGATGGCTCACATACTACGGGATGCCGTAATCCATGTCAACGGGATCCCGTAACCAATAGGCAGGAGGTGCCTAGATTGGCATTACGTTAAATAGATCAGTCGCTAGACGGGGGAGACGCCGATGTACCGGAGCAAGTACCAGCGCCAACGGGGGACGAATCGGAAATACTCGTGACTGGTAGTTAGGGAGACGGCGCCGTCCGTGGCGACGTATTCATCGCAGCGCCAGTTTTTTCGATCGAGCACAGCGCAATTGGTCAGTCGCGACGGCTGCCAGTCGCCGAATCTGACGACTACCGTCTGCTGGTCGCCACGGACCGCGAACACCGCTCGGTCGCTTGTCTGCCAGCGGCCAATCGAGCAGTTACGAGGGCCCTCTGCTTTGGAGTCGCACACGATCGGATAGGCTGTGAGCTTTCCAGTGAACGCGTCGAGCGCCGGCCCGCGGAACCATAAAACACCCGCAATCAAGAGGGTGAGCGGCAGCAGATCGATAACGAGTTGCCTATCGCGAGTCATGCACAATTACGATGCCTGTCGTGCGCGCTTCCGAACGCGTTTGGCGCGCACCTCCTCGATGAACCTCTGCAGCTTGAGACCGACCAGTTCAAGCTCGATGGCGTCCAGCTCGAGTAGATCCTCGCGAGGGAACGGGAACGGCCAGAAATCCTCTGTGGTCGCAGCATCAATCTCTGGTTCGCCCTTGCCGGTCGCCAGGTACTGAACATTGACGCCCAGCGCGGCCGCGATCTGGTGCAGTTTGGTTGATGATTTCTGCCGGCCCTGCTCGATCTCCGCCAGCGTGGAGTAGGGGATTTTTGCCCGCCGGGCGAGCTCGGACCGGCCCCAGCCTCGCCGCTCGCGCCAGAACGTAATCCTGGCTCCCAGCGAGTCGAACTTCGGAATTTCGGCTGATTTCGGCATATCCATACTCTCACGGAATGCCGTAACGGGATGCCGTTGCATTCGATCTACGGGATCCCGTAGACTCGCTCGCATGACTACCTGGGCATCACGCATCTCTGACCTGCGCGCGAAGGGGATGACCCTCGCTGAAATTGGGGCGCTGATTGGCCTCGCGCCGTCCTCGGTGAGTGACATCGAGCAGGGTCGCACCGCGACTCCCCGCGGAGACGCTGCTGTGAAGCTGTACGAGCTGCACCGATCGGTGATTTCCGAGGTCACGCGCATCAAGAGCGCCTGAGGATTTGTTGTTTGTTTCATCTCTATCGTCCAGCGGATTAGTGAACGCCGTGAAACGTCGCACATCAGTCCACCTGGCGAACGAGACCCGAGTCTCACTCAGGCGCGCTTCAGCGATTCCCCTAGTTACAGCAACAACAGGAGTCTCTCGATCGTGAGCACTCCGCTGAAAGACTTTCGCCTCCCCATCCCCGAGTCCGTGCATCTGTGGCTCGAGGCCGAAGCGGCCGCGTTCGGCAAGGACATGCAGTCCATCGCTCGCGAAATCCTGAAAGAGTGGGCTCGTCGTAAAGCTCATGCCTACAAGGTAGCAACCAAGCGCATGAAGGCGAATGGATTGCAGATGGATTTCCTCGGGGATGACGAGGAAGACGATGGATCGTCGCGGATTGGGGGGCGCAAGTGACCAGACTCACGAGGATCGCGTAGATGGCTCGCATCCGCACGATCAAACCAGAGTTCCCGCACAGCGAATCAATGGGACGCGTCTCGCGCGAGGCTCGACTGCTGTTTATCCAGCTCTGGACCCTCGCGGACGATGAAGGGAGGCTTCGCGGAAACTCGCGAATCCTCGCGAGCCTTCTCTACCCATACGACGACGACGCCAAGGATCTGATGGATTCGTGGCTGTCAGAACTCGAGCGCGAGAAGTGCATCGTTCGCTATGTCGTTGATGGATCAACGTATTTACAGATAGTGAACTGGGAGGAACACCAGAAGATCGACAGGCCGACGAAGTCGAAACTTCCTCCATTCGAGGAATCCTCGCGACTACTCGCGAGCCCTCGCGAGGATTCGCGTGGGAAAGTCGCGAGCCCTCGCGAGGCCTCGTCGTTGGATCTGGACCAAGGAAAGGACCAAGGAAAGGACCAAGGAAGGGAACAAATATCTGTCGAGCGCGAGCGCTCGACCGCTGGCGGTCGGGAGCGCTCCGAGAGCATCGAGCGAATTTTTCGGCATTGGCAGCAGGTGCATCACCACCCGCACGCCAAGCTCGACGAGAAGCGCCGGAAGGTCATCCGCCGAGCGCTCGAGCTCGGCTACAGCGAGGCCGATCTCTGTCAGGCGATCAGCGGCTATCGCAATTCGCCGCATCACATGGGGCAGAACGAGACCGGCACGGTGTACGACAGCATCGAGCTCATGCTCCGCGATGCCAAGCACATCGACGCGGGGCTGAAGTTCTACGCCGAGCCACCGCGCTCTGACCTGAGCGCACTCACACGCCGGAACGGCACGAGCTATGCCGAGGTCATGGCCGCGCTCGACGCAGCCGTTGACCCGCACTCCGAGGACTTCCAGCCATGAGCAGCAAGCATCACGTCAGCCGGCGCGCAGAGGGTATCTGGCGCACGTTCGCGCGGTGGTACGGCGCGGACACGATCGCCAAGAATTTTGGGCCCGTGCCGCCGCAGGAATGGTGCGAGGTCATCGACCAGCAGATACGCACGCGCGACCAGCTCGAGCGCATCCTCGCCGACGTGCGCGCGCAGCATCCGAATTTCCCGCCGCGATTCCCGCAATTCGCGCAAATCGTTGACCGCGTGACTGTGCTGCACGATCAGGCCAATCAGGCCAACGAGGGCGGGCCGACGGTCGCCGAGCGGCTCGTCGACTACGTGCTCAAGCACAAGCCACTTACGCCGAACCAATGCCGGCAACCGTGGCGGTTCATCGGTCGGCAATTCGACGCGCCCGACGCGGCCGGGAAGATCCGTCGCAATTACGGCATTGAGATAACGGGCGTGATTGTTCCGGCCGATCCCGAGGCCAATGCGCCCGGCTATCGCGTGACGGTCGAAGACATGCAGATCGCGGAGGCGGCGGTATGAGCTCGCCGTGGCAGCCGGTCGATCAATACCACTGGCGGCACATGACCGGGCGGTACTTCGTCGAGCGCTCGCGCGTGGGCGACGAGTGGATCTATCTGGCTTGGCACAAGCCGCCGAAGCCCGAAGGCGAGAAGCACGCGCCGGTCGCAGAGTGCGTCTCACCGAAGCGCCGGCTCTCATTCCGCGCAGCTGCAGACGACTGCGCTGCGCATCATCGGAAACAGCAGCGGCGAGAGGCCGCGTAGGAGGTGACGCCGGTCATGAGAACCCCTTGCTCTCGTGTTCCCTATGCGTCGAGCGCGGAAGCGAAAGCCGCGCTCGTTCGCGTTCGATCACGCCGGAAGAGGAATCGCGGCGTGGAGTGCAAGACGTACAAGTGCCGCCGCTGCGGCGCCTGGCATCTGACGAGTCATCCGCTATGAGCAAATTCAAACCCTATCGAGGATTCCAGATTCGCGTGAAGACCTTCCGAGGGTCGATGTACGTCGCGGCGTTCGATGAGTGCGGCAATGAGGTCAAGCGCGCGCCGACACGCGACGAACTGCAGCGTCTCATCGATCGGCTGCTCGACGGAGATCAGCAGAGGTCGCAGGCGTGATCACGATCATCGTTCGCGGCATGCCTGCGCCGCAGGGGTCGAAGCGCTTCGTGGGCGTTCGCGGTGGCCGCGGCGTGCTCGTCGAGTCGAGCAAGGGTGTGCGTCCTTGGCGCCAAGACGTTGTCGCCGCAGCCGTCGAGGCCAAGAACGGCGCCGCGCCGCTCGACGGCCCGCTGCGCGCGAAGATCGTGTTCACGCTGCCGAAGCCGCGTTCGGCGCCGAAGCGAAAGCGCAGCTATCCGGATCGCAAGCCGGACCTGAGCAAACTACTGCGATCGACTGAGGACGCGCTCGTGACCGCTGGCGTCATCGCAGACGACGCGCGCATCGTCGAATTCGCTCGGCTCGCGAAGGTCTACCCGTACGAAGACCCCGACGCGCTCGACTCGCCGGGTGCGATGATTCACGTTTACCGCATCGAGGATGCGGGCTAGGAGGTGCTGATGCGGTGATAGCTAGTCCAAGGAGAACGACCGTGAACCCCCATTACATCCGCGATGAATATCTGACCGACGAGGAGCAACGCGAGGCCGATAAACACATCGGCAAGGGCCTGCGTTGGTTCTTCCTGTATGCGCTGCTGATGTTCCTGCTGCTCGTGCTCGGCACGTGGTATTTCGGGCTTCCCGAGGCGCGCGCCGCGACAACGTTCGCGTCGAGCGTGACCGCGGCAGACGGCGAGCTCGCTACGACGCTCACCTGGGAATCGACGCTGCCGTCATGCACGGCGTCGGGACATCCGGATTGGGACGGTCCTGTCTCATCGAGCGGCACGAAAACGCTGCCGACGATCACACTCTCGGGAACGTACACGCTGACGCTCACCTGCACGAGCCCGGAGGATCGCAGCGCGCGCCTGACGTGGCAGCTACCGACGCAGAACACGGACGGCACGCCGTACACGAATCACGCGCTCACTCGCATCCATTACGGTCGCTCGGCGACGAACCTCAACCAGACCGCGGAGGTCGCGGGCAACGCGACGACGCACACGGTCGAGAACCTCGATCTCGGCACGTGGTATTTCGCGGTCAGTGCGGTGAACACGAACGGAACAGCGAGCGCGCTGTCGAACGTCGCGAGCAAAACAATGCGCGCCGGATCGAGCGAGAGCGAGTCTGTCACGCTGACAGTCAATCCGATCCCGGCGCCTGCGGTGTTGACGAGCGTCGAGTGACGGCGAGACGTGAAAGGGCGCGCGATTCGTGTCGAGTTCGCGGGCGAACTCCGATCACTGCGCGAAATCGGGCTGATGATCGGAGTTGCACCGCGCACGATGTCGGACAGGTGGGCGGCCGGCTGGCGGCCGCCGCGCTTGTTCGCGCCGCCTGACGAACGCTGCAAACGCCGCGGCTCTTGGGGAGTTAGCGACGTTGGCGAAACACACAAAACGTGCAATATGGGCGCGCGATGATGGCGTACGACATGGTGGCAAAAGGGTGAGTCACAAATGGCACGGCCCAGGAAGAAGATTGATCCCGAACAGGTGCGAGCGCTGGCCGGAATCGGATGCACGCACGAGGAGATAGCCGCCGTGCTCAAGTGCTCGCCTGACACCCTTACTCGCCGTTTTGCGGACGCTCTAAAGGAGGGCAAACAACACGCAAAAGCGAGCCTTCGCCGCATGCAGTGGGAGGCGGCGAAAAAGGGGAACGTCACGATGATGATCTGGCTGGGCAAGCAGATGCTCGGCCAGCGTGACCAAATGGAGCACTCAGGTCCGGACGGCGGTCCGGTCAGCATTGCTCGAATCGAGCGGGTGATCGTCAGTGCGAATCCTGAGGCGCAAGGTAGCTAAGGTCTTTGAGCCGCTGCTCGAGCCAGCCCCCTACAAAGGGGCATACGGCGGCCGCGCGTCTGGGAAATCGCATTTCTTCGCCGAGCAACTCATCGAGGATGCGCTCGCTGAACCGGGCAACAGCGCCGGCGAAGGCCTGCGCGCGATCTGCATCCGCGAGGTTCAGCGCGACCTCACGCAGTCGAGCAAGCATCTCATCGAGCAGAAGCTCGCGGCGTTCGGCCTCAGTGAGCGGGACGGCTTCAAAATCTACCAGGAGCGCATCGCGACGCCCGGCGATGGCGTGATCATCTTCAAGGGCATGCGCGACTACACCGCGGACAGCATCAAGTCGCTCGAAGGCTTCAAGCGCGCGTGGTGGGAGGAAGCGCACACAGCGACGATGCACTCGATCAACCTGCTGCGCCCGACGCTGCGCGCGCCAGGCGCTGAGCGTTGGTTCAGCTGGAACCCGACGCGCAATACAGACGCCGTCGAGCTCCTGCTGCGCGGCCCGCTGCTGCCGAGCGGTGCGATCGTCGTGCGTGCCAACTGGCGAGACAACCCGTTTTGGAACGACGAGATCGAGCGCGAGCGACAGGACTTCCTGCGAACACAGCCCGAGCTCTACCCGCATGTGTGGGAGGGCGAGTATGCGCGCGTGCTGTCAGGAGCTTACTATGCCAAGCACATCGCCGAAGCGCGTGAGCAGCACCGCATCGGGCGCGTAGCAGCCGATCCGCTGATGACGATTCGCCTATTCGTCGACATCGGCGGCACAGGTGCGCGCGCTGACGCATTCGCGATGTGGGCGATGCAGTTCGTCGGGCGCGAGATTCGCGCGCTCGACTACTACGAGGCGGTCGGCCAGCCGCTAGCGCGCCATCTCGAATGGATGCGCGCTCGTGGATACACACCGCAGCGCGCGCAGATCTGGCTCCCGCATGACGGCGACTCAAACGACAAGGTCTACGACGTCTCGTACGCATCGGCGCTGCGCGGTGCGGGCTACGAAGTGACCGTCGTTCCGAATCAGGGCAAGGGCGCGGCGATGAAGCGCATCGAAGCTGCGCGCCGCTGGTTCTCGTCGATCTGGTTCAACGCGCCCGACGATGTACAGCTGACGCCCGAGGGCTGGTACGAGCAGCCGACGTGTGCGGCAGGCATCGATGCGCTCGGTTGGTATCACGAGAAGCGTGACGAAACGCGCGGCATCGGCTTAGGCCCTGAACACGACTGGTCATCGCACGCGGCCGACTCGTTCGGTCTGGCGTGCGTATGTGCCGAGCGGATATTTGGCGAAATCGGTCGGGCGCCGGTGGAGCTCAATTTTGGGTCGCAGTTCGAGCACGGGCTCGGACACGGCGGCTCAATCGCATTGCAGTGGTGACGCGATGACCGACTCAGGACGCGAAACACGCGCATACGTCTCGGCCTACAACCGAACGGCCGTGCATCAATCGCGGCTGTACAGGTTTGAGAAGCGGCGGCTCGTCGCGAATTTCGGCGCGCTGCTTGGCGATCGGCAGATTCGCTGCGCGACGTGGAGCATTGACCGGCCGGAGATCGGCGTGATGTCCGATCCGCAGATCTCGGACGATGCGCGAGAGACGTCTGTGATGTTCGCGACGCAGCTCGGCGGCTGGGCGACCGTGCGCTGTCAGATAACGCTCGACAGCGGTGAGCAGTACGCGCAGGTGTTCCGGATCAACGTGCGGCAGGCATCGTGGTTCGTTGACGACGCCCCGATCTCGAACGGGCCGTTCAGCGTGAGTGTCTGTCGCGAGGATCCGCCTCCGCCGCCTTGCACGATCTACTCGATCAACGAAGCGCTCGGGACGCCCGCGGCGGTCATTACGGAGTCGATCTCGCCGGGTGCGACGAGCGCGACAGTCGAGCTCGCGCCGCTGGATGATGGAAATCGAAATCGGCTGCTCGTGGCGGTCGTCATCATAGATAACCCTGATAACCGAAGCATTGAAAGCGTGACCTGGGGCGGCGCTGTGCCGGACTACGCTCATCCGCTCGATAACTACTGCATGCTCGTGGCATGCCTAGTCGATAAGATGGAGCCCCAGAACAATGATCTGGTGATCGAATTCGACGATGCAATGACGAGTGGAGGTGGCGTTAAGGTTCAGCCGATGTGGTATGGAAATGTCTCAGACCTCATCTACGCGAAAGAGGTGGATTACGTCGCACTGTACGGAGCGCCCGATACCGAGGGATTTGAGAGTGTGCTGCTGGTGACGTCGTTCTGCGGGATAGTGGATTCGCCGCTGGAACCATCGCCAACGCTGAAAACCCCGGTACTCGACTTTGAGTACACAGAGGATGACTGGCCGAATGTCGATATGCGGTTCGCTGGACAGAAGCCGATTGCGAGAACAGCTGTATACCTGGGCGCAGGTACGTCAAACACAGATAGCGCGATCGAATGGGGGTACGACGGAATCGTGTTCAGTACGATCTGCACATTCGCGATCATGGCGGCGTCATTATGTGACGGGGTGCTGGAAGAATGATCTCTAAGGTGCGGTATCGAGCATTGCAGAATCATCGTTACGTCGCGGTGCTCGACAAGAAGATCATCGCGACAGCGTTCGTGAACGATTCGGGAAACTACATCCAGTCGCTAGTCGTAGCGAGGCCGTTCCGGCGCAAGGGGATCGCGACCGGTCTCGTGAGGTTCATTGGCGAGCACCGTGGTCGCAAGCTCAATCGCTGCCCGGATAGGATGAAGAATGACGCCGTGCGCGCACTGTCGGCTAAGCTCGGTGATGAACTGCTGAACGAATACCTGTCAGACCTCCGATGAGACTGAACATGGCAAAGCGCACGCAACAGAAAGAGTCCTCATCACCGGATAAGGATTTCATCCGCGAGGCGCTCGAACGCTTCGATGACGGAGAAGCGGCGAAGGCGACGCTCATGCGGCGCGCGCAAGAGGACTTCAAATTCGCGCTTGTGCCGGGGCATCAGTGGGATGCGCACCTGACGGCGAAGCGCAAGAAGCGCCCGTGCTACGAGTTCAACCGCTTGCGGCAGATGATTCGCCGCGTGACGGGCCAGCAGTTACAGAATCGACCGCAAATCAAGGTGCGACCGGCAGAAGACGGCGATGCGGATACGGCAGAGATCTTCAACGGCCTCATCCGCAATATCGAGGCGACGAGTGACGCGAAAATCGCCTACGACAACGCGTTCTTGTGGGCGTGTGCGGGCGGCGTCGGCGCGTGGGAGGTCACAACCGATTACGAAGATGACGGCGGATTCGACAAGTGCATCCGCATCGAGATGATCGAAGAGCCGGGGCAGGTGACGTGGGATCCCGCGGCGCGAGACATGTTCCGGCGTGATGCGCGCTGGTGCTTCGTATCGTCGCTGATGCCGAAGTCGCTGTTCGAAAAGCTATACCCAGGAAAGAAGGTCGTGGATTTCGCGACCGCGTCGCCGCGTGAGGCGCATTGGTGGCAGCAGGACACTGTTCGCGTTGCTAAATACTGGTGGAAAGAGCCGCAGAAGCGCGTCATCTATCGATTGAGCGACGGCCGCATCGTCGATGCTGTCGATTTCGATCCGATCGCGCCAGAAGCAGCAGCGCAGGGAATCACGATCGTCGAAATGCGCGAGGTCGATCGTGACGTTGTGAAATGCTGTCTCATCTCGGGTGCTGATCGGCTCACCGAGCCGGTCGAGTGGCCTGGCAAATACATCCCGGTCGTCATGAACTGGGGCGAACTCGTGACGGTCGACGGCGTGCAGCACTACTACGGCATGACTCGCGTCGGCCGGGATGCGCAGATGATTCACAACTTCGAGTTGTCGACGATGGTCGAAGTCGTAGCCAAGATGCCGAATTCGCCGCTGACTGCGACCCCGAAGATGATTGAGGGACTGCAGTCGTACTACGAGCGGCTCGGATACGATGACCCGCCGGTGCTGCTGTATAACGTCGATCCTCAAGCGCCTCAGGCGCGCCCCACACGTGAGCCGCCTGCTCAGTTCCCCGCGGTATTCGCGAACATGTCGGCAATCGCGATCGACGAGATCAAAGCAACCACGGGCATATACGACGCCTCTCTCGGTGCGCGAAGCAATGAGACGTCTGGCCGCGCGATTCTCGCGCGCCAGCAGGAGGCAGACGTCAGCAACTACGTGTTCATCGACAATCACCTCAAGGCGCTCAAGTTCACCGGCGAGATCTTGGTGGACCTGATTCCGAAGGTGTACGACGCCACACGCACCGTACGCATTCTCGGAGAGGATGGCGCGGAGAAGTTCGTCAAGATCAACACGCTCGTGCGTGACATCGAGACTGGGCAGATCATCACGATCAACGATCTCTCGCGCGGCAAGTACGACGTCGTCGTCTCGACGGGCAAATCGTTCGAGACTCAGCGCATGGAGGTCGCGGAAATCGCCGAAGCGCTGTCGCGTGCACCGGGCCCGCTCGGCATGATCGGGCAGTACCTGCTCGTGAAGAATCTCGATGCGCCTGGTCTCGACGAGCTACTCACGGCCGTGCGTCGCATCCTCGTGCAGCAAGGCCTGCTCGAACCGGGCGAGAACGATCCGCCGCCGCAGCCGCCGCAGCCGAATCCGAAGGACATCGCTGACGCCGAGCTCAAATCCGCGCAGGCGCAGAAAACACTCGCGCAGACGCAGCAGATCCTCGCGACCACGCCGTCACAAGCAGCGAAGGGCGAACTCGAAGCGGCTGCATCGCTCGCTCAACTCATGGGCTCGATGCCGCAACAGATGCCGGTCATCGATCCGACGCTCGCTGGAGGATTCTGATGGCGCGGCGTCGATCACAAATGCTGCGGGATGCGGTTCGCCGCATCCTGCTGCGTGCAAAGCTCGCTCACATCGAAAAGTTGGCGACCTTCCCAAGGTGACTTATGCCTGATACAACCACGACCGACGTGGCGTCGACCACGGATACTCAACCGACGCAGGCGACAGCAGAGCCTGAAGCGGTCGAGTTGAAATCAATCGACACGGGTGTGCTGAGCGCCCTCAAGTCTCAGCAGCAGACGGAGACGGCTCCGTCGTCTGATGGCGAAACGCCCGCAGACAAAACGCCGGACTCTCACGCGAACCCTGCGGGTAAAGGGACCACCGACGCGGACTCCGCCGCGGGCGCTCAGGGCGCCGACGATAGCGATGACGATGATGATGATCGTCGTGATCGCAAGCTTGAGCCCTGGATGCGGAAACGGCTGCAACGAGCCGAGGAGAGAGCCCGACGCCAAGCAAGCGCCGAGATTCTCGAGTTGATCAAGTCGCTCGGGATCAATCCGCAGCAACAGGCACAGCAAGCAACTGCGCAGCCAGGGCAGCAGGTTGATAACCCGGGATCGTCAGCGCCGAAAACGCTGGCCGATTTCGACTACGACGTCGAGAAGTACACCGCGTATCAAGTGCAAGAAGCCGTGAAAGCGGCCCTCGCCGAACGAGACGCGGAGAACGAGCGGCGCAAAGCAGAAGCGCGGGCCGAGGCAGCTCGACAGGCGTTCGAGAAACGCAAAGCCGAGTTCGAGAAGCGCGTCGGGAAGGGCGCGTGGGAGCGCATAGTCACGGCCGAAGTCGATGTTCCCCAGGAGGTAGTAGATCTTCTGATCGGACACGACCGCGACCTCGACATCGCATACCACCTGGTCAATCACCCCGACGAAATCGAGCAATTGCGTGGGAAATCTCGACTCGAGATCGCACGCAAGCTCGCCGCGATCGAAGCGAAGCTGAGCGGCACACCTGGCGAAGAACTGCCTCCGAAAACCACCCAGGCGCCGCCACCGCCGCCGAAAGTTCCAACCGCTGGCAAAGCCGTGAAAAGCATCGCGGAGATGTCGACGGAAGAGCGCATCGCGGAGTGGCGGAGACAGAAACAAGCACGCCGCCAAGCCTAGAGCCGCATACGTCCCGGACTCCTGAGCTTGACGGCTCGGGAGTTCGGAGATGCCCAACCAACTACTCACTACGGACCTGATCGCCGACCGAGCGTTGATGCTCGTCACCGAAAAGTCCACATTCCTCCGCACGATCAATCGCGAGTACGACGACAGTTTCGCGAACAAGGCGGCAAAA